CTATGTGCTAGTATTATGGTATAAGTTTGCTATTCATTATGTCTGAAAATGTTACTGAAGAAAAAAGAGAAACTCTAAAAAGGATTAGTGTATCTGTAAATCCTGATGATTATCAGCATTTAAAAGACCTATCAAGAGCAGGGCTTTCAATAGGTTTTTTAATTCGTGAAGCCATACACGATTTTGTTATTAAAACTAAAAAATAATTAATCTAATTGATTTGGATAATTATTATCTAACCAATCCTGATTCATATCTTCAGATAGAACAGTAAGAATATTACTCATTGAATTACAGGCTTTGGGAGTTAGCATTGAGCCTAAAAGCATAATACATAATTGTTTTTTTTGATATTCTGGAAGATATGAAATCTTCTCAAAGGTAGTTAAAACTTCTTTTTCAATCATTTTGATTCTCCATTTTTGAATACTTACCTTTTTCTATAAACCAATCAAATTTATCTACCATCTTTTTACAATTCTGGCATTGTAATGCTGACCATGATAAGTGATATATCTGGCCTAAAGAATTACACTCAGGGCATTTTATTACTGCACCTGAGTATCTTTTACATCTTGAGTATCTTGTTATTGGTACAAAATTAGTCATAATCCATCATGCCATTTAGTACCAAAGCTACTCATAGCTTCATCATCAGTAGGTTCATAATTAACATAAGGAGTTAATTCTCCTGACTTACATAGTTCCTGTTCCCACCATTCTTCTATCAAATCTCTATCGTTAACAATAGAGTATGGTTCATCAGAATCTAAACATAAATCTGTAAACCATTCTGTAAATAAGTCATAAAAAGACTCATCAACATCAAATTCTTTACAGATCTCAATAGCTTTATCTCTACTATGTTCATAAAATTGTTCAGATAAATATTCGTTATCTTTTTCTTGCATAACTTGATCTGGTAATGGGTTATTAATCATAGTTTTTTAACCTCTGTAATAACTGATAGATAAACAGCTTTTTTTTCTGATTCAGTTTCAATCAGATAAGTTTCTTCATATGTTTGAAGCACTTTAACAAGGTAAGTTTTCATTTTCGTTACCGAATTTTCGTATTTGGAAGTACTGGGCTTACTTAATTACTTAATGCCAGTAAATTATTAAATCTTGTTTAAAAAATGTGTAAGCAATGTTCTTTCAGCATTTTTTACTTCATCTGGATCTTTATTTTCTGTATATATTTTTTTATTTCTTTGATATATTAATTCTTTTAAATCCCGTCTATCATTAAGTTTATCATCTAATTCAATCTTACAATCATTTTCCCAATTTTTAATATTATCTTCTTCTAAAACACTTTTATACCATCTATAAAAAGTATCACTATCTACACCATCAAAACTTTTTTTACACTCTGCAATTACTTCTCTACGAATTAAATAAGGTTCTTTATTTTCATCTAATCCTTTCTTAATAAGTTCTCTCATATAAGCCTTACAAGAGTCGTTATGCTCGTGAATATTTGCCATTATTCAACCTCCTTTATAGAGTCATAAACATCAAACATTATGTGTTCGACTAATTTTTCCTGTCTATGAAAATCTCCACAATTACTACTTTCTTCAATTAGGTCAATTTGTCTATCAACACATTCTTCACAATATTGTTTAAATAATTTAAACTTTTTATTTGATAATTTAATTATTTTCATTCTTCTCCCTCCTCCCATTTAAGTGCATTTTCAGAAAAATCATACAACTGATCTATTACTTCTTGCATATCAAAACCACGTTCAATAGCACCTTCTCCAAAAGCTAATTCTGCTATTTCATTAATAAATCTTTCTCTATCTTTTTCATTAGTCCATGATTTATCAATAGGTATATCTTTAAATCTTTGTTTGTATTTCATTATTTTTCTTCTCCTAACTTATATATCTTGTATGACCAATCTTCTAATTTATATAATAAATCCTTTCTTGAATATTTTTTTACAGCATCACTTCCTAAACCACCATAAACTAATCCATAAATTTCTTCTATAAATCTATCAGTTTTATATCTGTAATAACTTCTATTTAAGTTATTAATAGTTTTAATAACTGTTTCTTCATTTTTCGCTTTAAATGGACTTTCATCAAAGTTGCAACATTCAAAATTTTCTAATTGGCAACCAGTATGTTCATAAGAATAAAGACTATCAGTTGCATAGCAATCAATAGCATCTTTGCACTTATGATATTCCCCATCTAAACAATCTCTAGTCCTATGGAATATCCACCCATATTTAAACTTAACGTCCTGGGGATATACCCATGCCCAATTTGTATTATCTCTGATAATTTCATAGGCTTGCTTATTAGTTAATTTATTCATAATTAATTAAAATTTAGTTTTAGTTGTTGTTTATCCATTAATTCTTTTTTATCTTTCTCTTTTTGTTTCTTATCTAATAAATCAATACCTTCTTTACCTAATGTATTTCCTAAGTTATCCATTATTGTTTCACTTAAATATTCTCTTAAAGAATAATTTATATCTTCTTCTTCTAAATCAAATAATTCAAAACAAGTTCCAATTTGGTTATGATCCCATTCTGAATAATCCTGGGTCCATAAATCTAATCCATTTTTATAATGTGACCAAAAACCATCCCTACTTGTAAATCTTTGTTTTATTTTTTCTTCTAACTCTTTTTTATAGTTTTTAATTATATATTTAATAAAATCAATAGCATGATCTCTTTCAATATCTATAAAAATCCTATCTGTTTCAAAGTTATACTCTCTAGGACTTGTAAAAAGATTAAATTTAGCTTTTAATGTAAACCCTTTTAATCTTCTATTAAGTATCTCAATATAAAAATTTGTATAATCTTCAGCTATTTGATTATACAAATATGATCTATTAATACTTAAATAGTTATTCCATAAAATTTGTTGCTCATCTTCATTCAAGTCATATATATCACTATCCCATTCTATTTGTTGCCCTATTTGATGATCTATATCATCACTAATAAATGATTCATAAAAACCACAAAAAGGTATTGTTGATTCTAATTTATTCATAATCACTTACCTCTAAAAGTAATTGTTGATCTCTTGCATATTCTTTGTACTCTTTTAATTCAGATTCATTTAAAATTAAATCTTCAAAAGTAGTCCATGCTGATAATGTTTTAACTAGATATTTCATAATCAATACTCACATTCAAGAATTTTTCTAAGCATTACTTCATCATTCATGGCTACGGCTTTTTGAATGTTTAAATTTTCCATCCATTCAGTACATGGAATTAAATATTCTCCCATAATTTCTTGAAATCTAAATTCATTCATGGGTTCATTCAGTTTAGGCATTTTTTGAAAGTGTATAAACTATTAAAATGATATCACACTTATAGTATATATACAATATATATATAAAAAAAGAGACTTAATTTAAAGTCTCTTTCAAAATGTTATTTTTTAAAGTTAATAAATTATTTTTTTCTTTTATTGCTTCGGCTATTGCTTTTCTATTAGCTTCCTTTTCACTTTCTTTTGTTGAATAATAATTTATGTCATTTTCACAATAAAATATATTCTCTCTTAAAAAATAAATTCTATCATCAATTAATTTTTCAATAGTTGCTAATTGGTTATTATTAAAATACATTTTTAAATCTCCTCTAATTCTTCAATAATTGTTTTGTATTCATTCTCAGGGATATACTCATTCCAATAAGTATTGGTTAATGTATCGGATTTGTAGAGTATTTCTTCTCCTTTTATGTAAACTAACATATTAATTAATTTACAAGGATTGGAAATATCTGTTGTGACTTCTCCGAAATTAAATTTTTCATATTCTGTAACTTCCTTTATAGCTTCAAATACACCATAAACTTCTAAATAGTTCTTTGCATCTTTATTTGAATTGCAAAAATAACTAGTGTTAAAAATTTCATTATGTAGATCACACCCGTAAGTATCATCACATTCATTGTCTTTAAGATAGTCAATAGCTAATTCTTTGACTTCTTCAATTAGTGCTTGAGTCATAATTAAAAATTTGTGAGACTTTAATATTAATTATATCATAGTGATATAAAAAAACATTCACTAAAAAAGACATTCAATTTTTACATTCAAAAAATTCATTCAAAATATTATTAGTTGTTACTAATATATTTTTTTTAATTTTTTTTTTTTTTTTTTTTGAAAAAAATTCCAGGCAAAAAAAACCAGCTATTTCTAGCTGGTAATTTTTATTAAAGTCCGCACTGCATCAATACCAACTTGTCTTTTATTCTCTCTGGAATATCAGCAGGGAATATATCTTGTAAGTATGGTGCAAAGTGTCTTTGCCAAAATTTCTTAGTTTTTCTTTTATTAGAAAAATGTAAGTTAAAAAATTGTGTTGGTGTTCCCCCTCTGATCATCATTCGATCAGAGTACAAAACATACATCAATTGAATCATTTGAAATCTAGGGATTGTGATATATTCCCTAGTATCTAAATGACATATAGATACTGTTTGATTTTTTGGTTTGATTGTTGAAGTCATTTTTTTGAGTCCTTTTGTTGTAGTTTTTTTATGGTGTAATTAGCATCCGCTAATTCATCGGTTAATTGAATTACTTTTTTTTGTAATTCTTTTATCTTTTCATAAAGATAATAATCAGGGTTAATGTACATAGTTAAATGTCCTTAAGTAGTTGATGTACTTGCTGTGTTCTCTCTTCTAATCTTGTTGCAAGTGTATTGCTTATCACAATACCTTGCCAAGTTAAAATTAAGAATGAAAAAATTAATAGATAAGTTCTCATAATTTGGAAGGGATAAAAGGAAGGAAAAGAAAAGGAGTAATAAAATTACTCCTGATCTAATTTAATCATCTAAGACTAATCTTACATATGTTGGGATATTATGAAAAAAATCCCAGTGTTCAGATTCGTCCATAGGATGAATTTTTAACCATAGTCTTTTAGACTTTTTTGAAATACATTTTTCATATCTAATTTTATTTTTAATTAGATAGTTTTCGTACTCTGGATAAATACAAGTGTTACCTATCATAATTAAATACAATCCAATAAATCATATCCAATTTTGAAAGTTTCCCTAGTTACTCTATCTTTGAAAAATAAAGTATTAGGCCACTTGGGATGCTTACTGTTTGTTGCTTCAAGAAACATCCAATACTTAACCTGATCAGTATCAAACAAACTTTCGTCTAACTTATCAAATGCAATTTTGAAAGCTAGTTTTTCATTATTCGATAACTCCAAGTTAATGTAGTCTCGGTAATCCATAGGAAGGAAGGGAATAAATTTTCTAGATTCTTTTATTGCTTTTTCCTTTTGTTATCTCTAAATGATTGTAGCTATCGAAATAGAACTAAATACAGTTAGAGAGAAAAAAGCAAAAGGTTTAAAATCATATTTGGTACATAGGGAATTTTTTAAATACACGATGTACCAATTTTGATAATATACCATATTGATATATTATATCAAAGTGATATTAAAGTCAAGTATATTAACAAATATTTCTAAGTCCTCTGAGGATCGCTTCAGAGAGGCCAAAATTCTCAAGGTACTATTACACCTAAATGATATTACAGTGCTATTAGAGAGGCATACAGGCCAAAATCAGGGCATGGGGGGGCACAGTTGCAAAAAAATTTTGCTCAGGGCAAAGGCGAGGAACTTAAATATATATCTGAAATCTTCGTTACTTCGACTCAACTTTAATTGAAAGTTCTGGAGCTTGTATGTTTACTGTTTCAACGGATTCACCTATTACTTTGCCGAGGGAGTCTAGGATTTGTGCTGCCGTTTGCAATTGACCTTTTTTAACTGCTTTATTGAATAAACGTACTCTCATGGCTTGTAGGCGAGGTAACATATTTTCTCTATCTTTATCCCAATCTTCTGTATTCCAGTGTTTTACCTTATCCCAATCCTGCCAAGCTGTTGTTTCTGAAATGCCTTCGATTCTTGAATGTTCTATGACTAGTTGACGAGTAGTTTGACCATCTAATTGTCTTGAGTATAAGCGTTGAGCACGTTCTTGAACCTTTTCTGCTGTAGAACGAGCAACAAATCTAGGTCTACCACGTTTTTTAGTTTGAGCTATTGGAGGTGTAATATCGTTGGGAAAGGTAGAAGAAGCCACGGACTTAATCTGAGAGGGGTTAATAATCGAACTATAACCTAAAAAAGCGGAAATAGGCTATAAATAGGGGGTATAGATTGAAATTTCTGTTATTTTTGGTTATATGGCAGTAAAAAACAAACCAGAAATCAGTTTAAGGTACGCACAAGGGGAGGTATTTAATTGTGATAAAAGATTTCGGGTGTTATCAATCGACCTGGGGAGGTGTATTTCTATTGTGCTCCTACTTATCGGATGGCAAAGGATATTGCGTGGAAAGAATTAAAAAAATTAGTGCCAAGAGTATGGATTCAAAGTAAAAATGAAACAGATTTAAGATTGGAATTAATAAATGGATCAACTATTGAGTTAAAAGGAACAGAGAATGCGATGGCATTGAGGGGTAGAAGCCTAGCAGGGGTTGTGTTGGATGAAGCAGCGTTTATGGATCGAGATGTATGGGCAGAGGTTATTAGACCTGCTCTAGCGGATAAACAGGGGTGGGCATTGTTTATTAGTACACCTGATGGCACTGCTAGTTGGTTTTATGATATGTGGTGTTTTTGTGGTGAACAGGAGTGGGATGATTGGAAAAGATGGAGTTTTACTACGATAGAAGGGGGTAATGTTGCCCCAGAAGAAGTAGAGGCAGCTAAATCGCAATTAGATGCGAGAACATTTAGACAGGAATTTGAGGCTAGTTTTGAAAATCTTACTGGTTTGGTCGCTGTTAGCTTCAGTGATGACAATATTGATAAGGAAGTGGAAGACTTACATATGCTGCCATTGTTATTGGGTTTAGATTTTAACGTTGATCCTATGGCAGGAATCTGTGCGTATAAGCATGGTAACAATTTATATGTTTTTGATGAGATTATGCTGACAGGTGGTGCTACTACATGGGATTTTGCTGAAGAAGTTGTAAGAAGGTACGGGGTAGATAGAAGAATTATTGCTTGTCCTGACCCAACGGGTAGTGCAAGAAAGACCAGTGGAGTTGGAGTAACAGACCATAATATCCTTAGACGAAGCGGATTTACTGTTATGAGTCCTAAAAGTCCTTGGAAAATTAGGGATAAGATTACTGCTGTTAATACTGCCTTGCTTGATGCAAATGGAGATCAAAGAACTTTTATACATCCAAGATGTAAAGAATTAATAAAAGCATTAAGAACTCTTACATATGCACCAAATACTGGTTTACCTAATAAAAATCTGGGAGTTGATCATGCTTTTGATGCTTTTGGTTATCTTTGTCTACAACAATTTAATTTGGCAAAACCAGAGACATTAGGTCAAACTGCGTTTAGAATATATTAAGAACTACCTAATTCTTATCATGTATCATTCTACAACTAAGAAAAAGAAGAAGAAAAAGAAGGGAGGTAAGAAACGTAGTGAATGTTCCTGTAAATAAAGC